ATGCTTATTATTATATAGAAAAAAGTAAAGTACCAAGACCATTGACATATTATTGCCAATATCAATATTAATGATTCTAAAACTTCTGCAAGTTTTGAATATCCTTTATTTCTTAATTTATTAAGTTTTACGTATGATGGTACAAAGAAACTTAATACTATCAGTCCTATTGCTATCTGTATCATTAGTAAAAATCTTGGTATATATCCATAACATTATTTTTTTCTTCAACTGTTAGTTCAGTTAAGCATTTATTGTATAACCTAAATGCTATTTTCATAAGTGTAGTTGTTCGTTCCATTATCTGTTTATTTTTTTATAACATTCATCAATAGTATCATATTTATTTTGTATCATATCCCTTTCAATTTCTATTTGTAAAAGTTCAAGCTGATGCAACAAATAACTATTATCAGTTGTTTTAGTTAAATCAATTAAATCTTGTAATCTTTTTTTGTGTAACATTTGTTTTGTTTTAAATTAATAATAACAAATATACTATTAATTAACTTATAAACAAAATTATTAATAACTATTCATTCAAATTAATTCTAACTGCATCATTTTCCTTTAGTAGGTAAACATCTTTAAGCAGTCTTTTTTTAGTCCACATTGTAGTATCTGGGCAATATTTCTTTTCGGTCTTTGGCATCTCTAATGTATTTAAGTAATACATATAATTACCTTTTGGATCGTTTACAAAATAAATCTTTATTACATCTTTATCCAACTTCATTAAAGCATCGTATTTATCTTTTTCCAGCATCTTGGTTTCATAGTATGTTTTTCTAAATTTCATTTCTATAACACAATCAAAACCTTTAGGTGTTTTACCTTTGGCATCGTATCGTTCTGAACCCTCTCCGCTCCATTCTAATTCCCAACCATCAAAATTTAGTAGCACTACCATTGCTTTTTCAAGCTGATGTATTTTATTTAATACCATTATTCCATATTACGTTTAAATCTTTTATCCATTGTTTTATTGTTCTTGGGTTACAAGTACAAGGTTTATAGTAGTTGTGTTTGTGGTATTCAGCGTGTAGTTTACACACCAATTCAAATTCTTGGTTAGTAATGTGTTGCTTTGTACCCATTCTAAAGTTTTCCCATTTTGCATAGTCTTGTTTATTAAATTTTACCATCGGTCTATTTTTATTTCGTTTAACTTTTTTCTACGTTCATCACAATTACATTTTGTACCACGTAATTTATGCCAGGTATCAACAAGGTATTTTATACCAGTATATTTAGTAATGTAGTAAATAAGGTTTCCTAATTTCATATTATTATTAATTCTTTATTAAGTTGATGTTGTTCTAATATATAAGACTTATAATGTCTTTTTGGTAATGTTTTAAAATTCTTTTCATTTATTATTTCATCATAGGTTGCCCAGCCTTTAAAAGTAAAAGTTGGATATTCACCAATCATTAATGCGTAACCATCTACAATATGTTTTGCTTTGTTTGGCGATATTGCTAATCTACCATATTTATATATAGTGTTTTTAACATCAATACGTTTACCATTTTTTAATACTGCATCATCTTGCAGAAAATAATTTTTAAATGTTTCAACTGAATCATCAAAATTAATTCCACATAATCTACAAAAAGCAAGTTCAGCACCAAAACCATTAATTGTCATTTCTCTTTGCTTCATATTTTTGTCAATCTTAAAATTTTTTTCAAAATATCCATTATCATTTTGTGCTTCAAAGTTCTTTGCCATTTCTTCAATAATTGACATATCTTCATAGGTTAATGTGAAAACCATACCAAATTTTAATTTTTGTATCATAGCAGTTTTTTTAGTTTATCTTTTACTTTGTTGTAGGTATTATACAATGAATAGTATTGTATGTATGATTTTCTACTAAATTCTGCTATGCTTTCTCCACTATTAATTATTTCAAATACTTTCCTATCATACCAAAACATATTATCTAATTCTTTTTTTATTATTTCGTATGCCTTATCATAATCAATATCTGAAATAGACTTATCAATATCTACATCTTCAATATTAATAATAGTAATGTTTTTTTCTTTGCGTTTTAAATCGTAAAACAATGTTCTTAATGTTTTAAATATGTAGTAGTAGTTAACTTCATCATTGTACATAATATCTAAACCTTTATTTAGTTTTTTATGTATTTTTAAATACATTTCTTGTACTATATCTTCTGATGTTTCTACTGGGCAACCAAAGCTGGTAACAATTTCTACCCACGTTTTGTGCTTTTCAGCAATTAATACCATTGTTTTTTCTACCATTACGCTAAAGGATCATAAATATTATTTACTATTTGTGGTAAACCTACATCGTTAACTTCAAAAGAAAATGTATCAAATGAATAACCTCTTGACCTACCACACTTAACTGTTACCCAATCTTTGTTTACTGTATTTGCTTCTAATGCTATAACTGTTTCTGCTTTCTTTTCTAAAAAACTTCCTAAATGTCCAGTACCTAGTTTTTGACTACCATAGTTTTGGTGGATAACATTTATAATATGGCATTTGTATTTAGCACTCCATTCCATTAGTTTTTGCACTAAAGCATTTGATTCTATTATTGAATTGGCATCACTACATAAATCAGCAATACCATCTATTATTATTAAACTTGGTTTATCTATTTTGTTTTCTAAATAGTAGTCTATAAAATCTATTCGCATTTTGTGGTCTATTGACCTTAAACCAAATGTATGATAGTTATTTGTGTTTATACTTGAATCCATTGTTAATGGTCTTTTAAATACCTTTTGACAATGCCATAAGCCCTGCTCGGTATCTATATGTAAAAGATGACCATTACCTTTATGCCCTTTTAAGTTACCACCATATATATTTGTACCACTTAAATATACTGATGCTAATAAAGATATAAAAAATGTTTTCATAGTTTTTGGTGGTGCAGTAACTACTGATAAGTTCCCATAAGTTCCTAAAGCAATCGGTACTAATTTATCACCACTTTCAGATTTTAAAAGTTTTTCACCATAACTTAATGCTACTGGTGGATAATCTATTTTTTCGTTAATGTCAACTTTACAATCGTGTTCGATAAAGTCCATTAACATATTGTGTTCAGTTTGTTGTTGTTTAGTCATATATTATTTTTCTATAAAGATATAAAAAAAAGGGCATTAAATTAATAACACCCTTTTAAATTTAAAATGGTAAATCACCACTTTGTTCATCTACTGCAACTTCAAGTTGCTTTTCTTCACGTTCTGCTAATGTAACAGTTCCATCAGTCCAAACTACTTTTCCATTACCTAAATAGTTTTTTGGCATTTTAGCATCTCGTTCTTCTTTTGTTTGTGAATCTATAAACGCTACGTTATTACCGTATCGTGTTTCATCTTGTACTGAAATAGTAAAGTTGTAATAAACTGCTCCATCTTTTCCTTTGATAAACTTTTCTTTTGGTAGTTTATCTACTCTAATTGAACCATTGATTAATGTACTCATATATATATAAATTTAGTTAATATTCATTTTATTTCCTTATTGTTATATTTTTTTAAGTGATTGTAAAGTTTAAAACCAAATATTTTATATAAATCTTTTAGATAAACTTCTGATTGGTCTACTTCATTTTTATTATTACTAAATAGATAAATTCTTAACCACTCTTGTATTGTTTCTAAATCTGTTAATATTATTTCTTTTTTATTCATATAGATTAATATTTAATTCTGTAAATTGTAGTTCAGTATAATCATCAATTATTTCAGCAGTGCACCAAGTTTTACCTAATAAATGTTTTACATTTTTAAAAATTTGTCTATAACTTTTTTTTCTTATTAATTCAATAGAATATGTATTATACTCATTAAAAATATTTTTATATTTAATATCAATATAACCCATTTTTTTATCTAATTTACAAGTTCTCATCATATTTATTTCTTTTTAAAATCTTCGCTTTCATCTTCACCAAATACACCAAGTTCATAAAACCCAGTTAGTTTTAGTACTGCTCTTGACAATGCACGTTTCTCTGCCATCTCCATTACATACCAACTATTAGTGTTTCCCTCTTTAAAACTTGCACCTTTATAAGCTGATCCAAAAGTTTCAATGTTTTCATTTACTGCTTTTACAACTGCAAAGTTAGGTTCGCATTTTATTACATCAAATTTTATTTTGATTTGTTCTTGTGCTTGTATTTTTTCAATACCTTGCCTTGTAATAATTACATAGTGCTGGTGTTTAAATACATCTGTTTTTTCTAAATTATACTTCTTGTATAACTCTACTAATTTGTTTCTTTCCATTATGTTATATTAAATTGTTTACTTGTAGAATTGCCTTTAATTCTTCTATCTTGTTTTGTAAGGCTTCAACTCTATACTGGTATTCAGTAAGTAGTTGGTTTGTAGTTTGGTTACTAAAATTTGTGTTTACCATTTGTTTTG